CACCAGCTCCGGTTCCAAAGCCTGTGATCTTGGTTCCAGCCGTAATTCCTGATCCTGTTATCACCATCCCGAGCGCAATCCCGCCCTCGGTAATGTTAGTGACCGTTAGGGTATTCCCTGATATTGAGCCGGTAAAGGTGGAGTTGACCTGACCCGTTGGGCCAACCGTGTACTGGGTCTGTCCAGCAGTCAGGGTGAAGATGATCTCGGTCTTGTAGTAGACCATCATTTGTTCGTTTGACCATTGGTCGATCATGTCGTTCAACATATCGAACGCGTCTTGGGCCTCGGCAGGGGCCGGGGTCTCGCCAGCGGCAAGTGCCCCGATGTCCTTCATGGCTCGGGAAATGATGTCAATCGGCTGGGTCATAACTTCACCTTAAATGTTTCCACCTTCCAAGGTGGGTCGCTGCTCTGGGTATTGTCTAACGCCTCAAGTTGTTCGGCAAGTCTGTCCTTGATCATGTGGCGGTCACCCTCTTGGGCATCCAAGTCCAACCAATGTGACACCTGATGCTCGGACAAATTATCTTCTATTTGGTAGGGCTTGCGGAATTTCCAATAGCCTTCAGTAGCTACCTTTTTGCCGTTATTGGAAGCCTCGCAAAAGTATTTAACTTGGCAGACCAAGCCGTCATCTACCCGCAGCTCAGTAATTTTCCAATTAAAGGCAATTGCGCTCATTTTGTGGGCCAGTTCTGTGCGTTAAGTACAGCCATCAGAGCCTCTACACTAGCCGCACCCGTGATTGCAGCCTCTAGCCGGTCGCACTCGGCAACGATAGCCGCACGATTGGCTACCACCGAAGCCGGGATGTCTACGTTGCGCTCTGCCTTGCGGATCACCATCCAATCGGTCTGGGCCAGCATCGAGCCAGCGGTCTGCTTGGTCTGAGAGATAAATTGGCTCTTAAGACCCTTGGTGACTAGCTGCTCGTCTGAGTCAACCATTGCTGGCTCACCGTCAATGATTCCCAAGACCTGAACGTACATTGGGCTGCCGTCAGGGTTGGTCTCCAGCTTGTCCTCAAGAGCCTTGGGGATCGCATTAAACGTAGCCTCAACTGTTTGGTTGGTCTCGTTGACACGGTAGTTAGGGCCGTCTACCCAGTAGAACCGCTGGTCTTGTTGCTGACCGTAGATGATCTCGTAGACACCAACGGCCTTGCGCTCTGCCTCTGTAGCGTTTCGGATGAAGCGTGCAGAGTATTGCTTCTCTCCAATGGTAAAGCCCACATCCGGCTGGATGAGTTGAACGATGTTACCGTTTTGTACTATTGCAAACATAATAATTGCTCCTTGAAAGTTATCGGGCTAAAGCATTTTTGAATGGGTTTTCGGCAAAGGCAGCGTAGATGTAGGTTGCCGTGTTTTCATTGTTGCGAACAGAGGTATTTCTAACCTTGAATCCATTAGATAAAATGTCTAAGTAAGCGGTCGAACTTAGAACCGTAGTTGCCTCTGCGTCTGATTTATTTGGCATAAGTTGTAGGTCTGCCACATTGTATGTATTGCGAGACGTATCTAAAATAATCCAATCTCTTGCGGAAACGGTTGCTTGTTTTACCATCACAAACCTTGGCCTAAACCCCGTGTAAACAAACGGGCCGTCTGCGCTGCCGTTACCTGTATACGATCCAAACTCAGAGAAGCCAAAGATAGGGGCAAAGCAGTAGGCAACAAATGTGTTTCCATTTCCATTTACACCATCAGCACTTCCAACTGTAAAAACTGATGAAGTTGGAGAGGTGTTATTCCAAGCTATCGTTAATGTTGCCGAAGTATTAATTGAGCTTAAATCAAGATAATCTGTGTTACCAATAGATTTATGATAGATAGGCCATATTGTTGCGCCAGTTAAATTATTGCGACACTTTATGATAAACATGGACGGGGCTACACCAAGACCATGCCCAATAGTTGCAGATGCGTTACCGTTACCCGTATACGTCACAATCGAAAACCCAGAGGTAGTATTTGCGCTTACGGTTGAGGTTGTGCTACCCGCAGTATTAGTTACGCCAGCACCGTTGGCTTTCCAACTCCATGCGACAAATGCATCATTTTGATAATTAACTTCATTGTTATCGCCCAAACTAAATCCATTGGAATTAAATGAAGTTACGGCGGTTGATTCTGTGTTTTCTGCGCCTGTAGTATTTGATCTTACTACTTTTGTTGAACCTCTAAGAACATCTTGTAAAAAATGGTTATATCCAGACCTACTGCGGTCTTTAATCCAAAGAAAATCTGGCTGAAAATCTAACCCTGTAATTGACTGAGTTCCTGTAGTTGGGAAACCATTACCTGTATACAGATTTGCATTAAAGTAATCGCTGCCCTTCAACACAGTCGATGATGGCAAGTTAGTCGTGCATAACGAAAGGAACCCGGATGGCGGCGTATAGGCGAATGGGCGTTGACCAAAGTTGGCTGTTACAGACGTTGTTGAACCACTTGATGTTGAAGAAAACGCAAAAGCAAAAGCACCAGAAATGCTACTAAATGCAGTTCCTTGCGTTGTTCCATTTTTATAAAAAACTAAGGTTCCAGCGTCTAAATCAAGGGCAATTCCAATTACATCATTTGTGGTGTAAGACGCACCATAAGCAGAATCGGTACTATTCGTGCGTTTGTTTCCGCTAGAACGGTACGCATAGGAATCTGTTGAATTTCCTATTTGTGCAGAAGCAGCATAAATTGTTGGAATCAATCCAACCGATGAACCGCCACTTCCTACTGCGGTAATTGTCATTTCACAGTACCACTTTCCACTAGAAACTAACATGGTAGATGGAACTGCCTTATCTCCAGCCGAAAGCAAACAATCAAGATTTCCGTTGGTAAATGTAAAGGTTGAACCTAAATTACTCAAAGGATTCAGCGTAGCGTAGTTTCCCCTGAACACCCCGCCTACATCGCCTGTGGTGTTATACGCAAACCACGGGGTAGGCACATCCGTAAGGCTGTCGTTGCCAGCACCAGCAGTCACGCTAAAGTTGTTAGTAGTCCAGTTATTAGCGTTGCCAGAGTAGTCCAGACCCAGCGTGGTGGTCGAGGTTGCATCCTTAAAGTTCAAGTAGAACCCGTTAGTCCCGTAGGTTCCTGAATACTTAATAGGAATCCATTGACCCGTCTGTGGGTTAGTCATGCCGAATGATGATGGGGTTAAGGCTTGCCCATCGATGAAGTTGATCTCGGTTAGGTAGCCATCAAAAAACTGAGATGGAGTTACGCTTGACCCAATTTGATGTGCTCTTGCGGCATTAACATACATATCCGTGTTTTGGTTTGGATATGTAGCAGTTGCAAGCGCAGTTACTTGAGAGCCATTGACATAAAGTTTTACTCTATTAGAAGATGTTGCTTGTGTAGTATCTATTGCACACACAATATGATACCACGCCGATGCGTCACGATAAACCGCTGATGATTTTACATCTGCTGTACTATTTGCATCGTTATAAAATCGCAGTTGGTCTGTATCAAATCGTAGAGATGTTTGTAAAAACGGACTTCCCGAATCATTTGCATTAAACAATCGAACTACCGCACCACCTAAAGCACTTCTCTTAACCCAACCCGACCAAGTCCAAGTTCTAAGGTTTCCAGCAACGCTAGGTGTACGGTTCAAGTAAGCACTATCGGCGCTATTAAATCTCAGGCTTTTAGAGATTGGGTTGGGTACACCAGCCACGGGCCAGTTGTTGTTCCTTGTCGCAGCAGCAGCATCGTCTAGCGTCCATACACCCGTAGCAGAGGTCTGGGTAGGAGTTACCTGATTCTTGGTTATGACTTTACCGGGGTAGTCCATGTAGATCCTATCGAGCTAAAGCGTACTTAAAAGGTGATTCGGCAAAGGCTGCGTAGATTATGGTGTTGGTTGAACCATTCCACGCAACAAAAGAATCTCTCAACTTAAAACCATTAGAAGTCATATCAAGTATTGACGATGCTGTATTTTCTGCGTTGCTGTTATTGGGAGCCAGATAGCCCTTGGTTACGTTATATGTGTCTCGTGCCGTGTCAAATACCAGCCATGCATTTCCGCCTGTATCCGTTGCGTTCTTAATCAACACATACCTCGGCCTAAACCCAAGGTAAACAAACGGCCCATCAGCAGAACCATTGCCTGTGTAACTTCCAAAGGCGCTATACCCCGCTACTGCGGCGAAGCAGTAGGCAATACAGTCTGCATTTGCTGGTACAGTATAATTAGACTCAAAAGAAAATACTGTTGATGTTGGCGCAGCATTAGCCCAAAGTCTAGTATCTGATGTTGAAGCTGCAGTTCCGTTTAATACAAGATAATTAGATGCTGGAGTAGCAAGGGCAGATGAACCAACAGACCAAGAATTGTTAACGGTTGATAAAGATTTTACTATCCACAAATTAAGTGATGCGCCAAGGCCGTGACCTACTGTCTTGTTTCCAGCCGAGCCAGCATTAAAACTTACTACACTAAATCCAGAAGTTGTGTTTGCTCTTACTGTACTGGTTATACTTCCTGCTGTGTTTGTGGCGTTAGAGCCGCCAGCGTTCCAGTTCCATGCAACATAAGTTTGTGTATTTACATTTACAAAGTTGTTAGTAGCGTCTGTTCCAAGAGAGAATCCGTCAGAATTAAATGCAGTTAAACTGTTTGCATCTGTAAATTGTGCGGCATTGCTATTTGATGAAAGACCTTTGGTTGCTCCTATGACACTATTAAATAACCCGTGACCAGTAGCCTGACTTCTGCCTTTTATCCACACTAAATCAGGCTGAAATCCAACTCCCGTTAAAGACCTTACAGATCCTGTACCTGTATAAATTATTGGATTGAAATACTTTCCAGCCAATGTAGTGCTAGTAGCACCGATGGTCGGCGTAGGCAGATTAGTTGTACACAATGCCTTAAAGCCAGAGGGGGCTGTGTAGGCAAAGGCACGTTGACCGAAGTTGTCTTCAAATGTTGATGCAGTTACGCTTGAGTTTCCAGCAACCGCAATTCGATATGTACCAGCAGGAATAGATGAAATTGCGCCCTGACTTGACCCGTTTTTATAAAAAGTTAACGTTCCACTATCAGCATTAAAGGCAATTCCAATGATGTCTCCATTAGTATAACTTGCACCATAAGCAGAATAAGAACCATTAATTATCTTCATTCCGTCATTGTAGTAAGCGTAACAATTAGCGCCAATCTCACTACCAATAACAAATGATGTATTTGCTATACCTATTGCCGCAGAACTAGAACCATTGGTAACACACTCAACTTCACAATACCAAGAACCGCTGCTTACCAAAACAGTAGAACCAACGCTTCTTTTGCCAGATGTTGTGCTGGTTGTTGTTCTTAGATTGCCCTGAACAAAAGTTGCAGAGCCGTTCTCTAATGGATTCCAAGTAGCGTAATTCCCACGCACCTCACCACCAACACCTGTGTCTGTACCGTATGCCGTAGGTGTATCCACCATCGAGTCATTACCAGCACCAGCGGTCACCGAGAAGTTGTTAGGTGTCCAGTTGTTGCCGTTGCCTGAGCTGTCCTTGCCTAGCGTTGTGGATGTCGTGCCAGAGTTGTCTGAGAAGTTGAGGTAAAAGCCGTTAGTCCCGTATGTGCCTGTGTACCGCTTTGGAGACCATACCCCTGTCTCTGGATCGTTTAGACCAAAGGAGGACGGTGTTAGGGCTTGACCGTCTACAAAGTTGATTTCGGTTAGGTAGCCGTCATAGT